GTGGTACTACTCTTAGTGAGGAGCCCCTGCTTAACTAGGTTATCTAAAGTGTTAATTACTGTAGGTCTTGATACACCACCCAGCCACTCACAGAGGTAATCTACACTCCCTGTAAAAGCTGTGTTAGTAGTCTGAGAAAATCCGTAGATGATCGCATAGAGCATAAGTGCGTTACCCTTTAGTTTTAGCTCTGTTACCATCCAGCCCTGTACAGCAAAGTAATTATCCTCTCTTACTTTTATCTGTTTTGCCATAATTACCTCCAGTTAAGGAGAGAGGAGAGATACTCTCCCCCCCCTGTAAGTATTACTCCATCTCTGAGATGGTTTTCTCAATGTTATCACAAACCTCATCAAAAGCCTGTTTAATAATAGCCTCTCTCTGCTGAGGATTCGTACCTCCATCAATCTTAATATCCATCTTTACTGTAGGCTTACACCAGATACCACTCTTATTCTGTACACTCATACCCAGCTCTACGCTGATACCTGCTACCCTTGCTGTAAAATCATTTGCCATCTTTGTTATCCTCCATCTCTTTTAAATTCTTTTCTCTGCGTGCCATTCTACGGTTATACTCCTCCACGGATTTACAGCCCATCTTTCTAGCTACTACCTTTTTGTGGAGGAGGGTACCATTATTTTTCTGGATCTGTCTCTGCATTTTCCTCTTGAAACTGCTCACTCTTTTCTGCCTCCATTTCCTCTACGCTGTGCCACACGTTATCCCCTGTTTCAATCTCACACTCTTTATCGTGTGGATTGATAGTAACCGTTACATCACAGCTATTAGAGCTAAAGCTAGGTAATCCAGATCCATAACCACCATTACCCTTAAGTTTAGTTCCTAAGGCGGTAGAAATAATATCCTCTAAGGATTTACCATTTACCTCTAAACCGTATCCGTGATCCGATACCTCAGCATTTGTAAAACTGATTTTAAGCATCCTGCTTACCTCCTTTTCTTTTGATACTTAACCTAATCACACAAACGGTAATTTTTTAGATAGCCCTCAAAATTAAGGACAAAAAAAAAGGAGAGCTTTTACACTCTCCTCACACTTAGGGTTACTTTTTAAGTTTTGCTTTTCTCGGTAATGAGGCATAAGCCTTTATAGCCTCCAGATCCTCCTCATACCAGTATCTATAGCCTCCCTCATCTCTTACGCTTGCTGGAATAGCTCCAGCATCTTCCCAGAGGCGGATAGATTGAGTAGAGGCTCCTACCAGATCCGCTACCTCTTTCCTTGTGTATACTCTTTTTCCTGTATCTGCATCTATTGTTATCGCTCTCATTATGTACCTCCATTTTGAGTTATTATACCACACCTGTATATTAAATGCTAAGTAATTTGTTAAGGATGGTTTTAATATCCTGCTTAGATCCTTTACCGTCTACTACTCGATCAATGAGATCTTTATTTTCTAACAGGTAATCCTCTACCGCCTCATCTATGGTACCCTTAGCCACCATAGAGATCACATTTACAGCCCCTACGGTACCTATTCTGTGGGCTCTATCCTCAGCCTGTGCATTATCTCCGCTATTCCATGCTTTATCCATAAAGAATACATAAGAGGCTTTATTTAGAGTTAATCCAGTACCCATAGCTCCGATAGTTCCTATAGCTACTTTACATTGTGGGTTAGTCTGGAAATTGTCTACTAACCTCTGCCTCTGCTCTGGAGGTACTTCTCCTGTAATTACAATCGGATCATACTCTCTAAGCTCTAGCCCAAGATCCTTAGCTATCGTGCTCCACTGGGAGAAAATAATAGCTTTATGACCGTTAGGGATAATCTCCTCCTCCAGCATCTCCTTAATACGATCCAGCTTAGGGCTATCATCTGTTAAGTTAGGATTACCGCTGGTAAGCTGTCTGAGGCGGAGAGTACAGTTAAGAGGATTAACAGAGGCTAAGATATTCTCCATATCCGCTACAATGCCATTTTTAATATCCCTGTACTGTTTTTTCTGAGCTGTGGTAAGTTCTACATACTCAGTACTGTACAGCTTAGGAGGGAGATCTAGTACCTCCTCTTTCTTTCTTCTAAGCATTACAGTATTTAACTCAGCATTGAGGCTATCTAAGTTTTTATATCCGATTACTTTATAGCCTCCGAAACCTCCCATAGTACAATAGGCATTTCTAAAACTATAAAAGGATCTCCTCTCTACTCCCAACCATGTAAGGATATTCCACAGATCCTCCGCTTTATTCATTGGAGTACCAGATAATCCTATCTTAACTGTAGCTTTCAAAAATCTAAGAGCTTTTCCCTGTTGAGAGCCTCCGTTTTTAGCCTTATGGATCTCATCCACAATAATAGCCCCTATATATCCATCCTTAATCCCCAGATAGAGAGCATCCTGTATTTTCTCATTTCTGAGGCTCTCAATATTGATAACCCCAAAATAAGAGGAGCCTCTGTACCAGTCATTTAGCTGTTGTACTCTAACATCCATTGTCTTACCGTCTACCATTACACAGCCCTCGTTAGAGTGGATCTGGATCTCTTTCTCCCAGTTATATTTTACAGAGTTTACTCCGCATACAATAAGGGTTTTAATGAGCTCTTTCTTTCTGGCTACACAAATATCAATACTCTCCTTTGTTTTGCCTAAGCCCTGCTCATCTCCGATAAGTAAAGAGTTTTTCTCCATTCCATAATTAAAAGCCTCGATCTGATGAGGGAGGGGAGCTGTCTTAAAATCAAAATCTCTTATAGGTTTAATACCCTTTAGCCTCTCCTGTGTAGCCTCCCTTTTATCCTCGATCTCCTTAGTATTGAGAGCTTGTACTACAGCCTCCTCACTTTTGATATTGCTAAGCCCTACTTTCTCTATGAGAGCTGGTAGCTCATGTGCTGGGATCTCCCACGCTCTATCCTCTGGTAAATATCTCCGCTCTGCCAGTTCTTTTACCTTAGCTACAGTAGTGGGATCGTATCTAAATGAGATCTTAAAAGCATCATCAAAATAAGTACCTTTTTCCAGTTTTTCTACTGTTATCATAAAAATAAACCTCCTGTGATTTAGTCTTTATATAACTTAATCACAGGAGGTAAATATATTTAGATAACCCCTATATAATTTATGCTACTAACTGCACATAAAGCCCCAGTTTTCTAGTACAGTACATATAATCCTCTAAGTAGTGGATCATGCTTTCAGTATGTATCTTGAAACATTTTGTCCAATCAAGCCTGTTACACATCCAGACATAAGCTCTAATGAACAATCAAGAGAAAAATTATCATAATGCTTTTTCAAGTGTTCAATTTTTAACATACATCAACCCTCCAATATCAACTCAAATAAACTTTTTATATCTTCATCACTAATACCACATCGTCTGCCTTTTTGGATAGCCTGCTCCAAATCCGCTTCCAATTCTTTTTTCTGTTCTTCCAAAAGCAGTTCTGTATTTGTAGCCGCTACATAAGTGCCTTTTCCATGTACTGTAACCGTAAAACCCTCACTTTCCAAATTGTCGTAAGCTTTTTTTACAGTTAAAGCACTTATTTTTAGTTCCTTAGAAAGTGTACGGACAGATGGAAGATTGTCGTTTTCCTTTAGTTCCCCGTTGCGTATGAGCATTTTAATCTGGTCAACAATCTGTTCATATATGGGAACCATTAGGGAAGTATTGATTATAATTTTCATTCTTTATATCCTTCCTTCTTTTCTTGATAACAGTATATAACAGTTACAAACTGTTGTCAAGTGTTATATAGTGTTTATTTTAAATTTTCTTTTGAAATTAAAAACATGCAAATCAATATAGAAATGCATGTTAAAAAATATAGTATTCTATTGTAATTCCTTTAACGCAAGCAGGTGTTTCATGGATTGTTTCTAATATCCTTTTGTTGGGGAAACTCCATTTTCCCACTTAGTAATGGCTTGTCTTGATACACCGATTTTCTCAGCCATCTTCTCCTGTGAAAGTCCAGCCTGTTTTCTGTAATGTTTAATTTGTTCTTCTAAAGTCATTTTTCTACCTCCGTTTTCGGTTTGCTTTACTTCCTTCACAGATTAGTAAATTAACCTTTACCAAACAAGAAACATTAGTTGTCATTTCACTATTTTTCTGCTACTTTCCGTAGCAACGCCCTAAAATAAAGGTTTTTACAACGAAAACTAAATTTATCCAATCGCCAAATTCCGATTTATCAAACCCTTTTTATTTCTGCTGAAACATCTTAAAATGCTTCAACGCCTCCACAATTGCACTTTCTTATAACTCCAATGAATCCATGTTTAGTAAGAAGTCATACACGTTCATCATCAAAATGCCATCGTCATTATAAAATGGTTTTGGTGTATCCAAAGTGATTACAATTTTCTTAAATGAATCATTGATTTTCAAAAATGGGCGAATCTCTTGTGCCATTTTTTCTTCCGTTCGTAACATATATGCGGACTGAATATAATACTTTTTAGAGCCTTTATTACAAATAAAGTCAACCTCCAACTGTTTCTTTACCGGTTTTCCTTCCTCGTCCTTTGTATAACCAAGGAAGTGATTGTGGTTGACCTGCACCTTTCCGTCTTGGTAACGAAATGCCGTCGTCAGTGTAAATGCATGCTTTCAGACTCGCCAAAAGCCTGAAATTTCACAGTCCCTTCCTATGCCTATTATTCCAAAAACAAGTGTCTAATTTCCAAGCAAATGAAACAATAGTCCAATCAAAAAACATACTACGATTGCAACAATTGTAGCTACAATCATTTTCAGTACATTTTGATATGGTCGTTTTCCGATTTCTCGCTGCTTCTGTATTTCGTCCAATCTTTTTCCTTCAGAAAAGGCTACAATCTCTTTGTAAGTCTGAATATCGTTGTCCTTTTTCACTTTTTCCACTTTCAAAGCCCAGTACATCGTAATTACAAAAAGAATTCCAAATGGAATAAATGCAAGCCGTTCCAACCAAAAGAATAACGGGACTGCCGATAAAAGGGTAATTACCAGATGCACAGTGAAAATGTTACCATAATAGTTAAACTTCTTAATTTCTTGTTCATTGATTTTTTCTTTCATATTTTCAATATCTCCTTTGATTAAATTATCAATGGAGGTCTTGAATACTTCACTCAAAAGAACCAAGCTATTTACATCCGGATAACTTTTCTCATTCTCCCAATTTGAAATCGTTTGTCGAGAAACATATATGTGCTCGGATAATTGGTCTTGTGATAATTGGAGTTCCGAACGATATTTTTTAATTTGATTTCCGAGTTCCATTCAATTTACCTCCTTGCATTTGTATCTTAATCAAATACAGATATTGGCGCTATCAAAAGGCTTTGACAATCGGCTTTTGAGCTTTGTCAAAATCTTTTGACACACTAGAAATGCTATTGAAAGAGCTGTAAACTTCCGATTTATCAAACTCCTTTTATTTCTGCTGAATCATCTTAAAATGCTTCAACGCCTCCACAATTGCACTTTCTTTATCTTCTGGGCACTGTGGCTACCTGTCATATTCTCTTCCTCCATTCCTATTTTCTCTATCTTAGTCAGTCCGACAAGCAAGAAGTTTACAGTTCTATACCTACATCATATTCATTATCTATTTATCATTCAGATAAAACATTAAATAACCTTGGTACTCTATCTTCTAAATAATTGATTACCTTTGCATTACTTTTGTCCAAATCAACTTCAACAACAAATCCACCACACTCGTTTGTTTTCATCAATTCACATCGTCCCACAGAGTTATAAACATATGCTAAAGGTATTTCTTCTTCATAATGTGAACATCCCAAAATATACACTTCATTTTCAATGGCTCTAGCTTTTGCTAATGTTGTCCACTGTTCAAGTTGTAAATCATGATACATTCCTGTTCCAATAATATTTATAAGCATAATCGGATCTTCTAAAGACATTATCCTTGCTACTTCTGGAAAATGAATCTCATAACAAATCAGGACGCCTATTTTTCCAAATTTGGTATTAACACAAGTGATTTTTTCACCGTGTTGTTTCCCCTTTTCTTTTTCACCCTTAGTTAAAATGCATTTTGTATATTCATCAACAATCTTACCGTTATCAATAACAAGCACTTTATGTTGACCATTATTACGCAAATCTTTAAAACCTGTAATGATATATTTCTGTTCATTCTTTATAATTTTAAGAGCTTCAGTCAATGTATTACTATCCA